CATATCGAGACGGCGTTGTCGCTGGCCCTCATCACGCAGTCGTGGAAGCTGACGCTCGATCGCTGGCCGAAGTGCCGCGAGATCGATTTGCCGATCGCACCGTTGCGCTCGGTCGGCGGCGTCCGCGTCAAGGATGCATCAGGGAATCCGACGATCGTCTCAGACCAGAGCTATCTCGTCGATCTCGCATCGCGGCCGCCGCGGCTCGTCTGGAACAACAGCGCGCCGCCGCTGCCGGGACTCGCCGCGACAGGTATCGAAATAGATCTAACGGCAGGATTTGGCGACGATGCGTCGAGCGTTCCGGCGCCGTTGAAGCACGCGATCCTCATGCTGACGGCGCACTGGTACGAGCATCGCGATCCGCAGGAAATCGGCCACGATGGCGCGCGCATTCCCGATGCCGTCAGCGATCTCATCAACCCTTTTCGGACGATCAGGTTATGAAGGCACCGGTCAAGGCAGGCGATTTGCGTCACCGCATCGTCATCGAGCGGGCCGAGTGCACGAGCGACGGCGCTGGAGGCTCGACGACGGAATGGAAGACCGTCGCCGAGGTTTGGGCGGCGATCTGGTCGCGAAGCGCTGACGAAGATTTCACGCTCGATCGCGTGGCAGGAACGGCGACGCACGATGTCTGGATACGCTACCGCGCCGATGTCCAGCCCGACATGCGTATCCGGTTCGGAACCCGCATCTTCGACATTCTCGGCGCCATCGACGTCGAAGATCGTGGAGCCTGGTTGAAGTGTCCAGTTGAGGAGCGTGACCTATGAAAGTGGATGTGAGTATCGGCGGCGTCGCGACATCGGCGTCACGCGCACGGGCTTTGACCCTGATTCAAGCAGCCGTCGCGAGGCGCGAAGCAGGACTTGCTGGCGAGCGGCCGCCAATGCGCGCGGTTCAAGACGCCAATCGCAATCAGGACTCGCGAGGCAAATGATGTCCAGTGCAGGTTTTGCGCTTCAGAAGGCGATTTTCGAAAAGCTCACGAGCGATGCGGCGACGCTTGCCGCACTCGGCGGACCGCGCATCTACGACGATGCTCCTGCGCGCGCCGAGTTCCCGTTCGTGACGTTCGGACAATCGACGGAGCGCGATTGGTCGACCGGAACGGACGAAGGTTACGAGCATCTCGTGACGCTGCACGTCTGGTCGCGAGCGCGCGGAAGGAAAGAAGCGGAAGCCGTCATCGCGGCGGCGCGCGAGGCATTGCACGATCAGGACATGACGCTATCGGGGCATCGGTTGGCCAATCTTCGCCACGAATATTCGGACGTCCGCCGCGACAGCGACGGCGAAACTTTCCACGGCATCGCCCGCTTCCGCGCTGTGACGGAAGTGGAGGACGCGTAATCCCGTCATCCTCGGTCGAGCGCAAGCGACGACCGGGGATCCAACGGAAGACTCGTCGAAGACGCAATATTGAGCCTTCGGCGCTTCTTACGCTGGATCCCCGAACACGCGTCGCTGCGCTCACGCGTTCGAGGATGACGAAAGTAATCACCCGCCCATGCCCAGCGGCCGGCTCCGCGAAGCGGAGTCGCGAGAGTAGGCACGACTGCACCAACCAGGCCCGTGCCCGGCGGCCGGCTCGCGGAACGCGAGTCGCCGGGCACAAACAAAAGAGTCTCCACACATGGCAGCACAAAAAGGCAAAGACCTTCTTCTGAAGGTCGATACGACAGGCGAAGGCGTTTACGTGACGGTTGCGGGACTTCGCGCACGCGGGCTCTCGATCAGCGCCGAGACGGTCGAGATCACCAACACCGAAAGCGCGGGCCAATGGCGTGAGCTTCTGACCGGCGCTGGTGTGAAATCGGCGCGCATCACCGGCTCGGGCGTGTTCAAGGACGGCGCCTCAGACACGACGATCCGCGATTATGCATTCAACGGCACGATCCGCGACTGGCAAGTCATCGTGCCGGACTTTGGCACGATTGAAGGCGCATTTCAGATCACGGCGCTGGAATTCAGCGGCCGCCACGATGCGGAAGTGACCTTCGACATCTCGCTCGAAAGCGCGGGCGAACTGACGTTCGCCGCTGCGGCGTAGGTCTTCCGTCATCCTCGAACGGCTGAGCCCGCGAGGCAGCTCGGGGATCCAGCACAAAACGAGCCGAAGGCCCAACATTGCGTCTTCGACGAGTCTTGCGCTGGATCTCCGGCATTTGACCACTTCGCCCCTCCCCTTGACGGGGAGGGGTCGGGGGTGGGGCGAAGAACCAGGCGAGCAACCAGACATAAAGCGCGACATCGCGACAACCACCGTTGAGACAGCATCGCGCTGGATCGTTCCCCACCCCTAACCCTCCCCGCGAGGGGGAGGGGAATATGGGATACGCGAAGGATATCCAATTTTGGCCAACAAACACCGCGGTGAAATCGAAGCGCGTCTCGACGGTCGGAGCTTCACGCTCGTGCTAACGCTCGGCGCGCTTGCCGAGCTCGAAGATGCGTTCGGAGACGCCGATATGCTGGCACTCGCGGCGCGTTTTGAAAAAGGCCGCCTCTCGGCGCGCGATTGCGTGCGCGTCATTGCAGCGGGATTGCGCGCAGGAGGACATTCGCTCAGCGATGCCGATGTCGGGGCGATGCAGACCGATGACGGCGCTGCGGGTTACGTCGATATCGTCGCTCGTTTGCTGACGGCAACCTTCGGCGGCAACGCCGCAGAAGCGCGAGGAGAGGGGGCGAACGCCGAAGCGCGCGACCCTTTCGCTGGGACCTCGTGATGGAAATGGGACTCGGCGTGCTCGGTCTTGCACCCGCCGTCTTCTGGTCGCTGACCCCGCGCGAGCTTCAGGCCGCACTGCGCGGCAAATTCGGAATGGCGGGCGAAGGCCAGGCGCCGACGCGGACGGACCTCGAAGCGCTCATACAGCAATACCCCGATTGAGAGAATCGAAGCGATGCCTCTGACTAGTGACCAGCAGCTCGAGACATGGAACGTCACGATCACGGCCGATACGAGCGATCTCGAAGCGAAGCTCGCGACGACGAGCCGTCTCGGACAGCAGTTCTCGAACAGGCTCGTTACCGCGTTCGATGATCTCGCGATCAAGGGCAAGAGTGTCGGCGATGTCTTCAAGTCGCTCGCACTCAACATTTCCAATCTTGCGCTGAAGGCGACGTTGCAGCCGCTGACAAGCGGATTGGCTTCGATGTTTCAAGGCATGATCGGCGGCGCGATGCCGTTCGCAAAAGGTGGCGTCATTCAGCAGGGCACGCCCGTGCCGTTTGCGAGCGGCGGCGTCATCGCAAGTCCGATCTCGTTTCCGCTTGCGGGCGGTGCGTCAGGACTGGCGGGCGAGAAGGGGCCAGAAGCGATCATGCCGCTGACACGCGGCTCCGATGGACGCCTCGGCGTTGCTGCGACAGGCGGTGGTGGCCAGCAGATCACGATCAACATCGCGACACCCGACGCCGCGAGCTTCAATCGTTCGCAGACGCAGATCGCGGCGATGATCGCCCGCGCTGCGGCTGCTGGTCAGCGTAACCTCTAAAGCGAAGTGATCTCATGTCCTTCCACGATGTCAGATTTTCGACGGCGATTTCGCGCAATGCGCAGGGCGGTCCCGAGCGCCGCACCGATGTCGTCGTGCTCGGTTCCGGATATGAAGAACGTAACAGCCGCTGGGCCGACAGTCGCCGCAGCTACAACGCCGGCTACGGTGTCAAGTCGCTCGACGATCTTCATCAGATCATCGCGTTCTTCGAGGAGCGGCGCGGCCGACTGCACGCCTTCCGGTGGCGCGATCCGATGGACTGGAAGTCGTGCGCGCCGAACGCATCTCCGTCGGCGCTCGATCAGGCCATCGGAAGCGGCGATGGCGCAACGGCAACATTCCAGCTTTGCAAGAGCTACGGCAGCGCGTTCGCGCCTTGGACGCGTGACATCAAAAAGCCGGTGGCGGGCACGGTGAAGCTCGCGGTTGCTGGCTCTGCCCGCGCTGCGGGAACCGACTTTATCGTTGACCCGTCGACCGGCATCGTGACGTTCCTCGCGGGCCATGTTCCCGAAACCGGGCAAAGCGTGACGGCCGGATTCGAATTCGACGTGCCGGTCCGCTTCGATACGGACAAGCTCGAAATCAATTTGTCGGGCTTCACGTCGGGCGCCATTCCGAACATTCCGATCGTCGAGGTGCGGCTATGAAAGCGCTCTCACCGAAGCTTGCGGCGCACCTCGCGTCGGGCGCGACGACGCTCTGCTGGTGCTGGCGCGTCGAGCGCCGCGACGGCGTCGTGATGGGTTTCACCGATCACGACAAGGCGTTGGCATTCGGCGGGACGACGTACGAGGCAGGCAGCGGTTTTACCGCGAGCGACATCAAAGACAGTCTTGGCCTCGCCGTCGACAATCTCGAAGTTACCGGCGCACTCTCGTCCACGACGTTGACAGACGGCGATCTCGCCGCCGGACGCTACGACGATGCGCGCATCGAAATCTATCGCGTCAACTGGAACGACACGAGCCAGCATGTATTGATGCGTTCGGGCAGCATCGGCGAAGTACGCCGCAGCGGCACCGGATTCACTGCGGAATTGCGCGGCCTCGCGCATTATTTGCAGCAGCCAAAGGGCCGGCTCTTGCAATTGACATGCGATGCTGATCTTGGCGACGCGCGCTGCACGGTCGATCTATCGTCACCTGCATTTCGCGGGACCGGAACGATCCTCTCGGCATTCTCGGCGCGGCGCTTCACCGTCTCAGGACTTGGCGATTTCGAGAACGGTTTTTTCGCGCGCGGGCTTCTTACGTTTACTTCCGGCGTGTCCGAGGGGCTGAAGATCGAGGTCAAATCGCACATGAAGCTCGGGGCGGTCGACGCAATCGAGCTTTGGGTCGATGCCGAAGGACCGCCTGCAGCCGGAGATGCATTCGCCGTGACAGCCGGATGCGACAAGCGCGTCGAGACGTGCAGGGCGCGCTTCGCGAATGTCATCAATTTTCGCGGCTTCCCATCGATGCCAGGCAACAAATTTTTGATGCAGGTCGGGCGCCGGAGCTGAGACATGTCGGCAACTTTGACACGCGCGACGATCGTCCAGACCGCGCGCACATGGATCGGCACGCCCTATCATCATCAGGCGAGCCGCCGCGGCATAGGCACCGATTGCCTTGGCCTCGTGCGGGGCGTCTGGCGGGACATCTACGGATCGGACGCGGAGACGCCGCCCGCTTACAGCCGCGATTGGGCGGAAGCCGGAGGGAGAGAAACGATGCTCGACGCTGCAGCGCGACACCTTCAAAAAATTTCGCTGGCGGATATCGAGCCGGGCGATGTCGTCGTGTTTCGGCTGCGCCCTGGCGTCGTCGCGAAGCACGCGGCAATCGTCGTGAGTGCCTCGACGATCATCCACGCGATGGAAGGCGCACCCGTTTGCGAAGTGTCTTTCTCGAATTGGTGGCGCCGCCGCGTCGCTGGCGTATTCCGATTTCCTCAGCTCGCGGACTGAGCCTCGTCATTCGACGAACTGCCGGAAATGGCTGCAAGCGCGGCTCGAAATAACTGGGATTTATGAACATGGCGACGCTTGCACTTGCCGCCGCCGGAGCTGCCGTCGGCAGCAGCGTTCTTCCGGCTGGTGTCGGATTTCTTGGCGTCGCGCTTTCGGGCGCTACAATTGGATCGCAGGTCGGCGCAGTCGCTGGTGCCTATGTCGACGCTGCGTTGTTCGGCGCTTCGGGACAAGGCCGCGCCGTCGAAGGTCCGCGCCTGAGCGATCTGCGCGTTACGGCGTCGACGGAAGGATCGCCCCTGCCGCGCATTTATGGACGAGCCCGCGTCGGCGGCCAGATCATCTGGGCGACGGATCTCGAAGAAGACATCGTCACGACGAAGGAGTCTGCCGGAAGCGGCAAAGGCGGTTCGGGCGGTGACACGACGCTGACGCAATATCGCTACTATGCGAACTTCGCGGTGGCGCTAGGCGAAGGCGTCGTCACGCGTATCGGGCGCATATGGGCCGACGAGCAGGAGCTTGACCTCTCGCGCACGACGTTCCGACTTTATCACGGCGCCGAGACGCAGGAACCCGATAGCCTGATTGCCGCGCGCGACGGCACAGAGAACGCGCCAGCCTATCGCGGTGTCGCGTATATCGTTTTCGAACGCCTGCCGCTCGCGCAATTCGGCAACCGCGTGCCTCAGCTTTCGTTCGAGGTTTTTCGCAGCATTTCGAGCGCCGAAAAAGATATTCAGGGCGTCGTGATGATCCCGGGCTCGGGTGAATTCGTCTACGCGACTGAGCCCGTGCATCAGACATTCGACGATGGCGTCTCGCAATCGGAAAACGTCCATCAGGTTATTGGGTCGACCGATTGGCAGGTCGCGGCCGATCAGCTTGAAGCGTCACTTCCGAACGCCAAATCGGTATCTCTGATCGCCAGTTGGTTCGGAACCGATCTCCGCGCTGGAAACTGCAGATTGCAGCCCGGAATCGAGACGCGGCACAAATCGACGGCGCCGCTCAGTTGGTCTGTCGCCGGGCTTAATCGTGACGGTGCGCATCTCATCACTGCGCGCGACGGCAATGCGGCCTACGGCGGTACGCCATCCGACCAAACTGTGATCTCAGCCATTCGCGATCTCAAATCGCGCGGGCTCAAGGTAACGCTGACGCCATTTGTCCTAATGGACATTACGGACAGCAACGATCTCGCCAATCCGTATGGTGGCAGCTCTCAGCCCGCTTATCCTTGGCGAGGACGCATCACGTGCCACCCGGCGCCGGGGCAGTCGGGGACGCCAGACAAAACCTCGACCGCGGCCAGTCAGATCGCGTCGTTCGTCGGAACGGCATCGCGGACGGACTTCTCATTGTCAGGCGGCACGGTCCATTATTCCGGACCGAACGAATGGTCTTACCGGCGTATGGTCTTGCATCATGCCTGGCTCGCCAAGGCCGCGGGCGGAGTCGAAGCCTTCGTCATCGGCACCGAATTGCGCGGCCTGACGCAAGTGCGTTCGAGCGCCGACGCCTATCCCTTCGTCGACGCTTTGATCGCGCTCGCCGCCGACGTGAGAGCCGTCCTCGGCTCATCGACCAAGGTTCTCTACGCAGCCGACTGGTCGGAATACTTCGGCCATCAGCCGGCGGATGGATCGGGCGACGTCTATTTCCACCTCGATCCACTTTGGTCGTCTGCAAATATCGATGCGATCGGTGTCGACGTCTATTGGCCACTCGCCGATTGGCGAGACGGTCGCGATCATCTCGACGCCATCGCAGGCGCAACCTCGATCTACGATGCCGATTATCTGCGCTCGAACGTCCGGGGCGGCGAGGGTTACGATTGGTATTATGCATCCGGCGCCGATCGCGATGCGCAGGTTCGCACCGCGATCACCGACGGCGCGGGCAAGCCGTGGGTGTTTCGCTACAAGGACGTTCTCTCGTGGTGGAGCAATCGGCACTACAACAGACCGGGCGGCATCGAAAGCGCGACGGCAACCGCGTGGGTGCCGCAATCGAAGCCGTTCTGGTTCATGGAGGTCGGTTGCCCTGCGGTCGACAAAGGCGCCAACCAGCCGAACGTCTTCGTCGATCCGAAAAGTTCGGAATCGACGCTGCCCTATTATTCGCGCGGCATTCGCGACGATTTCATGCAGGCGCGTTTCCTGCAGGTTCTGCGCGACGCTTTCGACTGGACGAAAAGCGGTTACGTCGCCGGTCTCAATCCGGTCTCGGAGATCACAGGCGCTCGCATGGTCGATCTCTCACACATGCACGTCTATTGCTGGGACGCGCGTCCCTATCCGGCATTTCCCTATGCCACGACCTATTGGAGCGACGGCGAGAACTGGCCGCTCGGTCATTGGATCAACGGCCGCCTCGGCAGCGCGCCGCTCGACGAACTGGTGGCGCAGATACTGGTCGATCTGGGTTTCTCGGATTTCGATGCATCGGGTCTGACCGGAACCGTGCCCGGCTACGTGCTCGACGACACGATGTCGGCGCGCGATGCCCTGCAGCCGCTGAGCCTCGCTTATTTCTTTGATAGCATCGAAAGCGGCGGCAGGATCGTCTTCCGTCATCGCGGCCGCGCTGAGCCGCAGATGACGCTCACAGCCGACGGCCTCGTCGAAGAGCATGCCGACGATCCGCTTTATGAAGTGACGCGCGCGCAGGAAACCGATCTGCCCGCGTCTGCCAAAGTGCGATACATCTCGAGTGCGGACGTCTATCCGCAGGCCGTCGCCGAGGCGCGGCGGCTGACAGGCGCGAGCGGTCGCGTCGCCGAGGCAGATCTGCCGATCGTTCTTGACGATGGTCTGGCCGGATCGCTCGTCGAAAGCTGGCTTTATGAAACGTGGGCGGCGCGCGAGTCCGCGTCGTTCAAATTGCCACCGTCGGCGCTGGCGCTCGAACCGGGCGACGTCGTTTCGGTCGATATTGCGGGACGCAGCCGACTGCTGCGCTTGACCGATGTTACGGAGCGCGGCGTGCGCGAGATCGCAGCGTTGAGCATCGATCTCGATGTCTACGACAGGATCGACGCGCCCGCACGGACGGCATCTGAGCCAGCACCGGTGCAAGTCGGAACTCCAGCCGTAACGCTGATGGATTTGCCGTTGTGGAACCCATCGGTCGATGCCGAGGCTGGCTACGTGGCGGCGATGCAAAAGCCGTGGCCAGGCAGCGTCGCACTTTATATGTCGCCGCAGACGACGGGGTATCAGCTGAAAGCTCTTGCGAGCGCGCCCGCGACGGTCGGCGTCACGCTCGATGCGCTAGCTCCGGGTCCCGAAGGGCGGATCGATAACGGCGCGCGCCTGCGCGTACGATTGACTTACGGCATGTTGGCGTCGGCCGATCTCGTTACGATGCTCGGCGGCGCCAACCTCGCCGCCGTTCGCAACGGTGACGGCGACTGGGAAGTCATCCAGTTCCTCACCGCAACGCTTGTCGATGCTCAGACCTACGAGCTCGCCGGACTTCTGCGCGGTCAGTTCGGCACCGAGAGCGCGATGCACGATGCCGTCGCGGCGGGCGCGCCGTTCGTTCTTCTGGACGGAGCCGTGACGCGCGTACCGTTGCAGGAAAGTGAACTCAAGCTGCCGCTCAACTGGCGCTATGGCCCCGGCAACCGGGATATTGGCGACGACTCGTACGCGACGACGTCGTTCGCATATCAAGGTCTTGGACGAAGGCCGCTGTCGCCGGTGCACGTCAGGGGGGTACGCGCGTCAGGCGATCTCAACATTTCCTGGATCAGACGAACGCGGAGTGGCGGCGACAATTGGGAGCTGCCGGAGGTGCCGCTTGGCGAAGACGCTGAGACATACGAAATCGACATTCTCGACGGCGCTGCCGTGAAGCGTACGATCTCAGCATCCACACCGGGCGTCGTCTATGCAGGCGCCGACCAGATCGCCGACTTCGGCAGTGTTCAATCGGTCGTTTCGGTGAAGGTCTATCAGACCAACACGCTCTTCGGCCGCGGCGCTCCCCGCACCGCTGTCGTTTGATACCATCCTAAAGCAAGTGAGTGCTAAATGGACCAACCACCGTGGCTTGCCGCTGCGTGGGCCGAATTCGGCGTGCGCGAAATTCCCGGCAAGGAGGATGCGCCGGAGATCCTCCGCTATTTCCGCGAAGCTGGCGACACGAGCATCGAAACCGAAGCGACGCCGTGGTGTGCGGCGTTCTTGGGCGCCATGCTGAAGCGCGCCGGTTACACGGGAACGGGGTCACTGCTCGCGCGATCGTATCTCGACTGGGGTGACGCACTCGATGCCGCGCGCCTCGGCGCCGTTGCGGTGCTGTCGCGCGGCGACGATCCGAACGCCGGACACGTGGGGTTTCTGCTGAGCAACACGAACGGCAAAATTTATCTGCTCGGCGGCAATCAGGGCGATGCCGTCACTGTCGCGGGCTTCGACAAAACGCGGCTTCTCGGCTTGCGTTGGCCGAAGGAAGACATCGAGACGCCCAGCTCGGGAGACGACGCGATCTTCGCGAAAGCGCTCGCGCACGTGCTCGAAATGGAAGGCGGCTATTCGAACGATCCCTACGATCCAGGCGGCCCGACCAACCGCGGCATCACGCTCGACGTTTATGCGAGCTTCAAGAACGAGACCGTTGACGATGCTTCGCGTGCCCGCCTGATCGCGGAACTGAAGCGCATTTCCGATGCGACGGTCAAAACGATCTATCGGCAACGCTACTTCGACCCGGCGGCGTGCACCGTCTTCACGGCGCCCTTAGCGCTGATGCACTTCGATGCCGCCGTGAACCACGGCGTCGGCGCAGCGATCCGCATGCTGCAGGGCGTCGCCGGTGTGACGATCGACGGCGAGATCGGACCGGAGACGCTGGCCGCGATCGGCGCACGAAGTCTTTCCGATTTGCTCGACGACTACGCCGAGGCGCGCCGCACGCGATACCGCGCCCTTCCGCACTTCTGGCGCTTCGGCCGCGGCTGGCTGAAACGCGTCGATGCAACATTGGCGCTGGCCCGAACGTGGGTCACCGCCGACGCAACGAACCGGGGCCTGCTCGAGCCCCAGCAAATCGCAAAAGGAGAAAGCAAGATGGGCGACGCGACGAACGGCCAAACTCAAGCAGCCGGGGATGACGGCAGCAAATGGTGGGTTCAATCGAAAACGATGTGGGGTACGTTGATCACTGCGGCTGCAACCGTCATTCCGGCCATGGGTCCGGCCTTGGGCATCGTCCTCCCGGCGGACATCATCCAGACGTTCGGCGACCAGACAATAACGGCCGTTCAGGCGCTGGCCGGGTTATTCGGAACGGTCTTGGCGATCTACGGCCGCCTCAAGGCCGACACTCCCCTCGCTCTGCGAAAGAGTTAA